CTGATAGAGGGATAAATGAGTAAACTCAGAGAAATAACATCGCCATCAGATGAATTAGAAACTATATTAAAAGAAGCTACACAGGCAGTTGAAGATGATCTTGCCCTTGAAGATGCCGGCTATATAAATATAAGCGCTGGAACAAGGGATGTAATAACCGCCTCGGAGCGTGAGACTAATTTACTAACCTCCCGTTTATATTACACTAAGGACCCGATGGCGCGGCAGGCTATTCGTCTGTGGACTGATTATACTTTCGGCCCGGGGATGGCGTGGGACACCGAGGACAAGCCAGCAAAGAAAGCGCTCGAAGGGTTTTGGAACGCTCCCACTAACCAGACTACACTATCAGCCCGGGGGCAGAGGAAGTCATCTGATAAACTCTTGGTTGATGGTGAGATATTCTTCGCTATCTTCTTGGGATACCGCGGAGGTGTTACCACTATCCGGCGCATTGACCCGCTCGAAATAACCGAGATTATAACCAATCCTGAAGATATAGAAGATGTTAAATTCTATGTAAGGGATTGGACTGATAGCCAGGGGAGTTCGCACCAAACTATCTACAGAAGCACAACTAACCCGAAAGGCGAACTAGCTAAGAGTGCCATAGGAGCCACTGTAAGGCACAATGACGATGCCTTAGTCTATCACCTGACATATAACACTATTACACAAAGGGGCAACCCCCTGTTACTGCCGGCGCTACCCTGGCTGAAGTATTACACCAAGTTCCTAGGGTCCAGAATAGCGATTATGCTGGCGCTAGCGACATTCGCCTGGAGCCAGAAGATCAAGGGCGGGCAGGCGGCGGTAAATGCGATTAAGGCGAAGACAGACGGGGTGAAAATACCTGCCGGGTCTACTAAAATTGAAAACGAAGGAGTGGAGACTCTTCCGATTAAGACAGATACGGGTGCTATGAATGCCTACCAAGATGGCAGGCAGATTAAACTACAAATATGCGCAGCGACAGGTCTCTATGAGCAGTATTTTGGAGATGTATCTGCTGGTAGTCTAGCTACCGCCCAGACAGTTGAACTCCCGATGCAAAAGCAGTTCCAGTCTTATCAGAAAGTATGGGCTGACACATATCAGGATATTAACGAGCTTATCTTAGCCCAGAACGACCTCAAGACTGATATACATATTGACATGGACTTCCCTGCGATTGCCCCTGCTGATGTGGCTAAGATAGGGCAGACACTTTCATTGATGGTACAAGCCTTCCCCGAGTTTGCCTACTCGGATGATGTCAGACAGACGGCATTGATGGCGCTGGGGATAAACGATCCTGCGGAGGTATTAGATCAGTTGACACAGGAAGCAAAGGGCAATCCCGATGTCAGGCTGGTTAAGGCATTAAAACAATTTCAAGAGGTATTAAAGAAAAAGGAGTAAGGTATGAGAGTAGCAATGGGGATCGTGTGTCTGGTGGTGGGGGTGATGCTCATAGCATTAGTTTGTCTGGCAACCTGCGTGCTGTTATAAAAAGGAGTAATGTGGTAGACGATACTAAATTACAAGAACTTCACGGAAAGTTGGTTGAGTGTCTGAATGGTGTTAAGTTAGGAGTAGCAGGGCGATTGCTTTACTTTGACTCAGGGATGTTTATTCTAGGTATGCACTCAGGAAGCCCTGAAAAGACACTAGAGGCTTCAAGTAAAGTGTGGGAAAGTATCCCAGATGAACTAAAGCAGGAATTAACCGAAGCAGGAATAGGCTTTGCTGGTAAGCAGATATAAAAGGAGTAAATAAATGCAGTGCTCAAATTGTGAAGGCAAGGGGTTCAAGGAATTTAACCACGGGTTACTACAGGTAACGTGTGCTGAGTGTAAAGGCACAGGGGAAGTAGATGAGAATTCTACAAGGAATAGGTTGCACGATATGCTACCAAAGGCTGGAGAACATCCAGAAGAGGATTTAAGAAACATTCCTAAGAAGTTTGCTAATGGGGGGATAGATGACAGTCTTACAGGAACTGGAAGCGACAATTCAACTATTGGAAGCGGAGATACCGGCAAATCCAAACAGCCCCGCAAATCTAAGGCTAAGGCTAAGCTTTCAAAGAGAGCTGGCTAAATACTTCAAGTCGTTATCTGATGCCTTTCCGTATGGCAGGATAGACGAGATTTATAACCAGTATGTCAAAGAGTCATTAGGTAGTGAAACAGGCGACATACTCGACCCCCTGCTGGCTAGTTTTGATGATTCATTGACAACCAGAATAAACGGGCAATTGGTAAAGATTTATTCTCAAGGTCAAGCCGAGATGATTACCTGGGGGAAGACTAAAGGCGGTGTGCCGATAGCCTTTGAGGGGCCACCAGTTCAGGGGGCGATTGATTGGGCTAGCAAGCACGGGGCTACTTTAGTCACACAGATGGATGATGAGACCAAGAAGTTACTGGCAAAGACTATTGCAGATGGTATTCAAAGTAAGAGAGGTATCCCGGGATTAGCAAGGGATATTAAAACACAATTTACCGATATGAGCCGGTTTCGTTCACAGATGATAGCACGTACCGAGACGGCATCCGCTCTATCACAGGCTTCGCTGGATAACATGGAGGGCATGGGGATAGACGGCAAGGAATGGGTGACCTCCGGTGATGATAGGGTGAGCGATGAGTGTTTAGCCAACGAAGCTGATGGAGTTATACCTACCAATCAGGCTTTTACCAGTGGGGCTATGGCACCTCCTCAACATCCAAGCTGCAGGTGTGCGTTAGCTCCAGCGATATTGAGTAAGTAAATATGCAGGGAGGCTGTTGGTTGCCCGTCTTGTCTCATAAGCAAGACTACGAGGGTTCGATTCCCTCCCCTGCTACCAAGTTTGTTGATATTGAGGAAAGGATAGTATGGATAGAACGGAAGACCTCAAAGACCTAGAACTCAAGAAGGAACTTGATAAGATAGACTGGGGCAAATATCTTGATTATGGTAGTGTCAAGATACAGGTAAGGCAGGGAAAGAAGACGCTATTGGTTATTGAACGAACATATCCAGATTAAAAAGGAGGAACCTTGATGTTATATGTCTTGACATTAGAAGAGTTATTGGGAAAGCGTAAATTGAGGGGGATTAAAGCTAAACATACTCCCTATGAACTCACTGATGGCCCTGGCTGGGAAATGAATCCCGAACATGAAGAGGAAGTGACTTTACTGGAATATGAATATAATCTCAATAGGGGAATCCCCATGGAATGTATAGTATTTATGCGTTCAGATTCAACATTAGGCAGAGATAGATTGGATTCCTTTACTATTATACCTGAATGAACCTAATTAATTAAACAATAGAATTAAGCTAGACGGAAGAACCGCAGGCTTTGAGTGAAGAACTCAGGTTTGCGGCTCTTTTTTTATTGCCATTTTTAGGAGGTAACTATGGGTTATGTAATACCCAGTGGGAAGGAGTTACGAGATTGGTTTCCAACACTCAAGGAATTTAAGGCTAACCCCGGTTACTACTGGAAGAAGTTAAGAGAAGATGAGTCAACACCTTATTGGTGTCGTCACTTTGGAATTCCTAAATGTATATCAAAGTTATTTAGGAGGGGATGATATGCCGTATTCTACCATAGGTGAATTACCCGAAGGCACAAAGGGACTACCTGCTCATGGTAAAGAAATCTACATGAAGGCGTTTAATGCAGCCTTTGAGCAATACAAAGACAGAGACAACAGGGAAGCCCTGTCTCATGCGACTGCCTGGGCTGCTGTTGAAAAGGTCTATAAGAAAGTAGGAGACAAGTGGGTAGCCAAGGAGGGCAAGGTGAAAGAATCTATAAGTGATGAGGATAGGAAGCAGCTATTACAATCAGCCCTGATTGCTTCTTATCAGATAAACCAGGAGGCAAAGCCTGAGCCAAGCGGGATAGTGATTGAGGAGGTATTTGATAATGAAGTTATCTATAGTGTGGATGGGCAAGCCTATAAAATGGGGTACCAGTTTGAAGAAGATGGGCAGGTAATACTTGAAGACCCCGAGAAGGTTGTTAAACAGATAATCTATAATCCCATGGAATCCTTACAGGCTAAATTCAACGACATTATACAGGAAGCCGGTAGGCGTAACGCTACCTTAGATTCAGGCAGGATAAAGAAGATTATGACACTGTGCCAGGAGCTTTTATCATCCGAAGCACCCGACAAAGAGAAGGCTAATGAAGCAATTAAGGAAGCAGATAAGACCCTGGCGTGGTTAAAGGAACAGGCAATTATAAAGACCGAGGAAGGGGTTAAGTTTCCGGCTGAGGCGTTTGCCTATGTGCCGGACTCCGAGAAGCCCTCAGGGTGGCAGTTAAGAACATGGGAAGACTTGGATAAGAAGATGACCAAGGCACAGTTAAATAAGGTTTCAGCCTCTCTCAGCCCGGGTGGGTACAAGGGGCTAAAGGCTACGGTGCCAACCTCCGAATTAGCTGCTGCTAAAAGAAAGATACGGGCCGGATACCGCAAGCTGGGTATCGAGGAAGACGAGATGCCCCGGTGGGTTAGGGAAGCCGAGACCAGGGAGGTTGTGAGTAATTACGTACCCCTAACGGAAGCTACATTCGACAAAGGTAGAGCTACTGTAATCGTTATCAAGGCTGGATTCAACGCTGATAAGTCCAGATATTATCCTTCCGATATGCTCCAGAGAGATTATGGGATATTTGAAGGCATGAAGATGTATGCCGACCATCCGACAGAAACAGAAGAAAGAGAACTCCCCGAGAGGTCAATTAAGAATACGGGATGGGTTGCTGTATTAAAAGATGTAACCTGTGATGACAAAGGAACTGTTACTGGAGTTGCTGAAATCATCGAATCTTGGTTGATGACGAAGCTGGCTACGCTGCGAGATAAGGAGTTGCTATCAGAAATGGGCATCTCTATCAATGCTGCGGGCAAAGCTACTGAAGCTACCATTGAAGGTGAAAGAACTCTGGTTATAGAGAAACTCACAGCTTGCAGGTCGGTTGATTTTGTTACTGAACCTGGAGCTAGTGGGATTGTCACACTCTATGAATCTGATAGAAATCGGGATGTAGATTTGGTCGGACTATCAGCACTTAAAGAAAGACGACCTGACTTAATAAAGGCTATTACAGCCGAGGTCAGGGAGGTAACTATCAAGGAGGCTAAGAAAGCTATGGAGCTTGAAGAGCAAATCAAGGACAAGGACACGCAAATAGAATCTCTAACCAAGGAAAGAGACGGACTCAAGGAAGCTGCTGATTTAGCAATCAAGGAGAAGGCAAAAGCCGATGCACAAGCTATCGTAAAAGAGGCTGTAGACAAGGCCGAGCTACCCCAGGCTGCTAAAGAGCGACTTATTGAAAGGTTCAAGGACACCGAGTCTGCTGATGGAATAGTGGAAGCGATAAAATCAGAAGTTGACTATATCGCCAAACTATCCGAGGCAGGTAAGGTGAAGGGGTTAGGGGAAACTCATACTGACCCTGAGAAAGACCACAAAGCCCTCGTTGAGTCCTTCAAGGGAATGGGGATGAGTGACGGGGAAGCCGAAATTGCCGCCAATGGGCGCTAAACTGTCCTAGTATGACAGAGAACAAAATAAAGTGAGGTAAAACAAAATGCCAGGAGAAACAGTTGGTGTTTACACCGGCCAATTAGATGCCGGTACAGAAGTCTCGTCTACCTATGAAGGTAGGCATATAACAGTTTTTGAGAGGGAACTAATCCACATTTACCATGCTGCTGATGGGTTTGTGGATAAGGGTGACCCGGTTATCGTATGTCTTAGTGCTACCCCAGGGACTTATGGGAATTTAGTTGGAGTAGCTTTCAAGAGTGCCACGGCTATAACTGATTTGATTGCCGTTGATACTGAAGGAATCTGGAATCTGAAAGTTGATGCCTATAATGATTTAGGTGGTGTTGCCGTTGAAATAGGTGACCCCCTCTACATTCGTGCTGGAACTCTATTAGGCAATGTAGGTGTTATAGGTACAGGCGATGCTGAACTCAGTAAAAGAAATGACAGCGCCACTCAGGTTTTCTTTGGGTATGCACTGGGTCATTTGGATTCCACAGCTACAGGGCGGATTGCTGTCAAGGTTCATGCTGCACCATGGCCGGAGCAAGAGGAACGAAGATGGCATACAGTTGCTACTGGTGCTTATGGCGACCACCGCACAGCCGTATTTGCAGGCGGAACATCTGAAGGTCTGTTTTATCGAGATCAGAGAATAACTGGTGTGCAGACTGGGTCTATCTATGGTTGGGCTACTTGGATGGAACTGGCGGTTGCCTTCACACCTACTGACGATTTGTTAGTAGCACACGAAATCGGTATCTACGATGTCGGTTGTGGCCTTGCCGCTAATGGTAGGGTTGTTATGCAACAGATACAAGCAATACTGGCTGAAACTCCAGCGACTTCTTTCCATTGGTTCAGAGTTAATCTGGCTGCAGCAGGTGGAACTGCCACGGCAGTCATAGCGGCGGCCAATCCTACTTCAGTCGGCTATGTGGCTGCTATAACTGAAGCTGATACCCCAGTAGGTTATGTCCCTCTGTTTGACATTGTTGGACATGGTATTCGCTATGTCCGATTATATGCAGATACAGACTAAACCAGAACAAAAAGGAGTAAAGAGATGCGTAAACTAAACCTAAAAGACTACACGGTCATAGTGAGAACCCCAGACCAGATGAAACTGGGTAAGTTCATTGATGCCGAGTTTCCCTATCCTGTTAAGGATTCTATTCTTAATCTACTGTTTGTCCCAGCTTTGCAGTTGAACGGTGCTGAATTAGTCAAGCAGAATGTGCTGGCTATGAAGCTAGAACAATGCAAAGAGGATAATATTCTGTTGGAAGATGAAGAATACAACAGAATTAAAAAGGCAATAGATACCTTCAAGGGGTTTGGTAAAAACGATGTAGAACTTGTTGAACGCATTAACGAGGCGGAAAAGGTGGAGGTGGAACAAAAATAAACTATGGAGGATACATCATGGAGATGATGAAACTAATGGAGGACTGGAATGGCTTTACAGCCCTTTCAGAAGTCCAGCGCGGTGAGGGCTATGAGCAGAAGCTGAAGGAAACTATCGACCTGCTCAGTAACGCCCAGGGTTTACCCTCACACAAACACGAATATCTTTTGAAGGAAGCGCTGACTACTTCAGACTTCCCCTATCTGTTCGGTGATGTCCTGGATAGGCAGGTTCTGGCTCAGTATAAAGCCACTGAATCTACCTGGAAGAAATATATCAAGACATCTACCGTTCCCCGTGTCTTCCCGCAGATTGGCGGGTATAGATTCGCCGTAACTGGTGGAGACCAGCGCCTGGCAGAAGTCGCTGAGAAGGGCGAATACCTTGCCAGCGACCGTAATGAGACCAAATATACCCTTTATGTCAAAAAGTATGGTCGGCAGTTCGACATCTCCCTGGAAACCATGATAAATGATGACCTGGGAGCGTTAAAGAACACACCGATGTTGTTTGCCAAGGCTGCATTACGAACAGAGCAATATTTGGCTATCAACCAGTATGCAAGCGACACCGGGACTCATGCGGCTGGTAATCTATACGATGATGCTACCGCAGGAGAAATCAACGGCTCTGTTGCCTTACTAACCATTGCTAATCTTGAAGCAGGGCTTGAGGCGATGGCCAGTTGGACGGATGCTGGTGGAAGCCCGATAATGAACAGGGCAAAATACCTTGTTGTCCCTCCGGCACTTGAGATGACTGCTCGTCAAATCTTGACCTCAGCGACTAAGCAGTGGATGGAACTTGGTGGTGCTGGTGGCCCACTCCCCTATCCTACGACTAACGTTGTGGCACAGATGGGATTAGAGTTAATCGTGGAACCCTGGCTGCCAATATGCGATGACAATACCGATGGTGATACTTCGTGGTATCTGTTCGCTGACCCCAATGACATTGCGGCTCTTGAGGCTGGATTCCTTCGAGGCCATGAACGCCCTGAGATTTGCATGAAGGCTTCTGACAAGGTAACTATTGGTGGTGGAGCAATCGGCCCGATGTCCGGGGACTTTGCTACTGATAACATCTTCTATCGAGTTCGGCACTTCTTTGGTATAACCGAGCTTGACTGGAGAGCTACCTATGCAGGTGGACAAGTCAACGGATAAATAAGGAGTAAAACAATTCAAATCTCGCTTGCCGGGGCTGGGGTTACTCCTTTCCTTGGCCCCGGCAGGATTCTACAGGAGGAAAATATGAATAATAGAAAAGTTATGCCAGTAGAACTAAAGCAGGAAATAGCTGATGTATTCGCTGTAATGAAGGAAATCCCAGAAGCAAAGGACTTCGGGACAAGGCTAATATCTACACTGAAGTCTGAGTTTGAAGGGCGGGGCGTTCAATCAGACGGCAGGCTTGATAAACTCCGCAAGGCTTTTGACGCAATGGTAACTGCATTCAGGGAATAGGGAATAAATAAAAGGAGAGAAAATTGGATAACATAGAGAAAACAACAGGCAGAAAGCGGATAAGGACAACAGTCAATGCCAGCCACAGGAACGGTATCTGTATAGAGTGCAATACACAAATGGTGATAAAGGATATTGATATTGGTGGAGGCCGGATACGGAAACGTGCTATTTGCCCGAACTGTGCAGGCATGGTTGGGCAGTTAATCGCCACACCGATAAGTATACAGCCTCCAGACCCTCCTTCATGTATTAGCCCTAAGTGCCTGGGTAAGTTTGTTATAGACTCACTATTCGTAGCATATCTATCATCTTATCACAGGCGAAGGGTAGCTTATGCAGAGGCTAACAGGCCGGAGAAGGGTAAGAAAATATTAGAAAGATATAGAACTGGCATACCTGCGCCTGAGACTCTATGGCAAGCTATCCACGCAAATATCAAACTAACTTGTCCAGTGTGCAGGAAATACAATGTAGACCCATTGTTATTCAAAGGAGGGAAAGATGTTTAACTGGCAGTTATATACAGCGGGTTGGGAAATTGCTCTAATTATTATCTGTAGTATACTTTTTATCGTTTACGGTATACCTACAATAATTATGTATCTAGGAAGGAAAATACAACGTAGACCCTATACTTTTTCGTATTTTAAGTAAGGAGATTAAATGAAGGTGGTATGGAAACTTAAAAGTAGCAGTGAGGAACAACGTGGTGAGGGCCACGTTAGAGTGACAGAAACATACGACATAGATATTTGGGGAACAATCAAGGCACTATTCAAAGGAGAGAAATGATTTTATTTTTCAAAAGGCTCAAATTGGAAAACCCACGCTTGTAACACAAATAAATAACGGAGGTACAATACAATGGCTCAAACACAAGTAGTCACAGATTCTGGAATTTCTGAACTAATTTTACTTTGGAGAGAAGAACTCGCAACAGGCATGGAGAGCATAGTTGCCTTAAACATGGCCACACCATGCACGGCAGTAGTAGGCTCAACTTATGCTGACCCTGCTGATACTGCTACACATCACACGGATGGCGGACTGGCAATCCAAGCAATAGATACTGTTGGCGGTGCTACGGTCAATACTGCTGGTGATACAATTACATTTGACCATGTACTAACAGTAACAGCCACTAAGAACGTAGCAGGTATTCACGTTTGCAATAACGATGATGACGTGGCTTTCATAGAGTGCTGCTTCAATGCGGTACTAGCTATGGAAAACACGGACACCCTGACCATTGACGGACAGAGCACTATAAACCAGGCATAGAGTATTGTGGGGCAGGGTTGAATCTCTGCCCCTATTTTGAGGGGTAAGCATGCCTGAAAGGAGGCAATTATGAAAGCTAAAATCAGAGACATAGGCTTCAGTCCAGATAAAATTGTTGTTGGGGCGGATATGTTCTTTGAAGAAGGCGAGGCTGGTTATGACCAGTGCTGGGTAGATGTGCCCGATAGACCAGCAACCTATGAAGGTGAAATAGTTCCTACTCATAAGGAGCTTGTGCCTTTCAGAAGCATATCTATTAGTCTGCCGATTGATGCTACCAAGCAACAGGCTATAGATGTAGTCAAGGCAAAGCTAGAGGCTTTTAAGAGGGCGCACGACAAAGTAGCTGCTGCACAGCAGTGGGTAGGGACAGAACTAAAGCTGTGAGGAACTAAATGTCAACTCTATACGAATACTATAACACTGGTGATAGTAGTTATAGAATAATACGTGGAAGTAACTGGCGAGCACAAACCTTTACGCCAGCAAATGCTCATACGATTACCAGTGTTAAACTGTTACTGTATCGTGCAGGCTCACCAGGAACAGTTACGGTAAGCATTAGAGATACTGATGGTAGTAGTCATCCTAACGGCGAGGATTTATGCTCTGGCACTACTAACGGCAATCTTCTTACCGAAGACACTGGTGGACTCTGGTATGAAATAACTTTAGGTGCTGGCTCTAACCTTAATGCCGATACCAAATATGCCATTGTAATAAGAGCACCATCTGGGGACGTCTCTAATAGCGTTAGGTGTAGATTTGATAGCAGTTCTCCAACTTACGATGGGGGCTCTGAAGAATACAGCAGCAACTCAGGCTCAAGCTGGACTACTTACTTGGGGGGCGACCTTATGTTTGAAGAGTGGGGAGACCGAGCACCAGTAAACTACCCCATATCTTTATTACCAGGATTAACGGCATCATCTACAATCGCATATAAGGCGGCTTGGGATAGGGGGACCTCCCCAGGACTGACTATAGCGGCTACTGTACTTAAAGGCTGGGGTAGAGCAATCGCTACATCTTGCGGTTTAGCTATCTCTGCTACACTAGATAGAGTATTGACTTTCACAAGGGCTTCTTCAGCAGGACTAACGATATCGTCAGTAATAGATAGGGTTCTTACTTTCACAAGGGCTATTTCTGCTGGCTTAACGGCCTCCGCTACTATAGATAGAGATGTGGCTTGGGACAGGGGAACGAGTGCAGGATTATCAATAGCCGTATCTATAGCAAGGTCTATGGGTAGAACGATAGCTACTGCAACTGGTCTGACGGCTGCTGTCTCTATAGTTAGGGCTACGGGTAAGAAGTTCACAGTCACTACAGCATTGGCAGTAAGTACAGCAATAACTAAACAGATAGCAATAACCAGAGCCACAACCACTGCTTTGAGGGTGTCTGCCACTATATCAAGGGCCGTGACTTATACTAGGGCTTCAATTGCCAATCTTACTATTGCCATTAGTATAGTGAAATTGTGGAGTAAGACAATTGCCACGTCTCCTGGTTTAACAGCGAGTGCTACCGTTCTAAAGGGCTATGGCAGGGCAATTGCAACATCTACAGCACTGACTATAAATACCGTTATAACTAAGCAAGTGGCGTTTAGTAGGGCAATTCAGACAGGACTGACAATCTCAGTTAGTTTGGTAAGGTCTTGGACTAAGATAATCACTACCTCCACAGCACTGACGGTAAATAGTATTATAGCGAAGCAGGCGGCTTTCATAAGGGATGTTAGCACAGGCTTAACCGTAGCCGTATCCGTAGCGAGAACTGTTAGCAGGACAGTAATAACATCTACTGGGCTGGCAGTTAGTGTGACTCTTGCCAGAACAATTGGCCGGTTGAGAACCATGTCAACCAGTCTAGCGGTTTCCGTGTCTATAGTAAAAAGGTTTAACAGACTGGTAACTATCTCTACAGGATTAACTATATCCGTGATTGTTGATATCTGTATAGTTTTACGTGACCTGCTCAGGCTGCCCATATCACGATTAAACCAGACAAGGCTTTTACCGTCACGGATGAGTATTTACAGGCGGATAAGGAGATGTTTTAAATGAGCGCAACATACGATATTACTACTAATGTCGGCAAGGTTCGCCTGTTAATTGGCGATACTATCTTAGCTGATTATAAATTCACCGATGAGGAAATAGGAGTCTTCCTGTCTAATAATTCAAATAACATAAATCAGGCTGCTGCCGAGGCTTTAGAAGCATGGGCTGCTTCTTATGCCACCAATGCTGATAGTGAGCACATCGGCGACTATTCCTATACCCAAAAAGTAGTTGCGAATATGCTTTCATTGGCTGCGAAACTTAGGGAGAAGGATGTTTCAACTCCTGTGTTTGAGTGGTCTGAACCTGATTATGCTGATACAGAATGAGCTACGATAGTTTATTGATACATACTTGTACTGTCCAGAGATATACTGAAGGTGTTGCTGATGGATATGGCAATCCTGTTCTCGCATGGGCTGACCATTTAACCAATGAACCGTGTAGATTGACTTCAAGTAGTGGCAGGGAAATCAAGGTCGGTGCTGAGTTGGTTATTGCTGACTATAAACTCTTTATCGGGGATGAAGATATTACTGAACAGGATAGAGTTGTTATATCAGGAATCACTTATGAGGTTCTTTTAATTCAGGAGTATGCAGATGATTCCACCAGTCATCACAAACAATGCTGGATGAGGGTGAGCCGTTGAAACTAACAGTCAATATGATAACCAACCTCAAAACAAAAGAGGTAGTTGATAAGGTAAAGAAGGCTACCGAGAAATCACTTAAGGATACCGTGGCAGCCATTGCCAGTGATGCCATTAAATTTAGCCCGCACTTAACGGGGAATAACAGGCGGTCAATTAAATATGAAGTTGGTCCCGGCGGTGAGGTCGCAAAGAGCGAGATGGAGGGTGCTGTCTATTCTACGAGCGGTTATGGCGGCTACTTGGAAACGGGAACTCGAAAGATGGGTGCTCAACCTTACTTCAAGCCGGCATTGGATAAGAACATTAAGAAACTTCCGGAAGGAATAAGGGCTGAACTGAAATGATAACAGATACCAATTCTGTTTTAAGAACTTACCTGACCACATCATCGACAAAGGTTGACCCTTTAATAGCCTTGGTGAGTGACCGGATATACTGTCCTCGCTTACCTGAGAACGCTGCTCGGCCCGCAGTATCTTATTTTACCAGAGGCGGAACTTCAAACCCTCATATTGAAAAGGTAGTCTCCCCATCGGTTCAGTTTAACTGCTGGGCCGATAATCCTATTGAAGCTAGGGAAGTCTACCGAGCTTTGTTTAACGCCCTTCAGGGAATCCAGATGGTAAAGGTAGGCTCTTACTATATCATGTCGGCCATTGAGGAAGTTCAGGGGCAGGATATCGTGGATGAATTGGTTCCAAATTACTTTCAGACACTTTGCTTTTTCTCGATTATGATTCGTGCTGATGTCTAAGTCTTGACAATATAGTGCCAATAGTGATATACTTATTGCATGATTAATATACAGATAGGTGAGACAAAAAGGGGATTTGATATTGGCAGAAAAGGCACCAATTATTGGATGTGGTGTGCCTGCCCTAAATGTGGTAAAGAACGATGGGTTTATCTGAAGCATGGCATACCTGTTTCAAGGTATTGCATTCAGTGCCGTGAATATGTGCTAACCCCCGCAAGGGCTAGAGTTCATGAATCACGAAGGGGGGTACCAAGAAAGCCTGGCATCATCAAAAGTGGCAAGGAATCACATTCTTATAAAACTGGTAGATTTAAAACCATCAAGGGCTATATTAGTGTTTTACTAACGGATGAAGACGAATTTTATCTACCAATGAGCACTCATGCTAACAGACTATTGGAACATCGGCTCGTTATGGCAAGGCACTTAGGAAGATGCCTCCAGTCTTGGGAATTAGTTCATCACAAAAACGGCATCAAGGACGATAACCGAATAGAGAATCTAGAACTCACTACTATCGGTAGCCACAGTATTGAACACAGCAAGGGCTATCGTGATGGTTTCAACAAAGGTTATCAGGACGGTAAGAGTAAACGAATAAAGCAACTTCAAGAGGAAAACCGGGCACTCAAGCTAGAACTAAAAAGGGGGACAAAGGGGTAATGATATATATTAAGAAAACTGGATTAGAAATAATAAAGGATTTGTGTGAGAAATCAGGTTCTACCTGGAAATTTGGGAAGTTTTCAGACAAAAGACCGAATAACTCCCGTAAGATTTATTACAGCAAACAGAAATAGCAAATAATCCACCATTGTAGTTAAATCAAAAGCCCTCTTAATCGGGGGCTTTCTCTATTGGGGGGGGTTCGTGCTGATACATAACACACTGAGAGCCAAAATGAGGGGCAAGAAAACAAAAAGTAATACCAGACTACCTTGGAGGTGGCTGTTATGAAGAAACGATAGCATAGAATAAAATCCCAATCCACAGGCGGCTTAGGCCGTCTTTTTTAATTAGCAAGGAGGTAAAAAGAAATGGCAAAGACAATATCAAATGTTTTAACAGGGGTTGCGACTTTAGAGGTCAGACAACCTAATGACGCCCGGGCGGAGTGGTCAACTGTTCAACAGTATGTAGGAACACATTCTGCCAAACTAACCAAGACAGGTTCAGGCAATGCCGGAAGCACTCACGTAGAGTTCAATGTAGCTTCTCGGGGAATAACGATGACACTTTGGACGGCAGGTATCATTACAAACAGCTTCTTCCATCATTGTTCAGCG